TTCGAAGAGGTGGGCCTGCCCATTGGCGTAGTCTGGCGACCAGACCACCAGGGCGTCATTGAGCATGTCATACAGCTCCACCACCCTGACCCATTGCTCCTCTGGTGGGGTTTGGGTGGGGTCACCCAGGCCCATCAGCTGGTCCTTACCTGCGATGGTGGTGGCCTCAATCCACTTGGAGTAGGCACGCGCGCGCAGCTCATCCTCACCCTTGCTGTAGCGCTCAGCAGCCTCCAGCAATGGCATGAGGTACACATGCCCCACATAGCGCTGCTGTTCCCAGCTGCTCGATGTGGCGTCCACGATGACTTCCCAAGGGGGCAGTGCTGCACAGCTCACACGCTTCAGGGGGTCAGCCCCCATGACTGGTGCCAGCTTGCAGAAGCCTGAGGGGTAGATGAGAGCCAGGCGGGTAGCGTCCTCCAGCTGCTCACGGATGGTCAGCAGGTACTGGTTGGCGCAGGCCTCAGCCACCTCAGCGTTGCCTCTGCCCCTGATGTCTGGCTGCACTTCAACAGATGGGTTCTTGGCATACAGGCTGCCCAGGTACGACTCAACCACGGCGTATGCCTTGGGGACCTCAGTACGCAGGATGCCATCCAGCACGGGCTGGTTGTGCTGGAAGAACTGCGTCATGTAGAGATTGCGCAGCTCCCTCATCTCATCGCGGCGACCGTCCCAATAGAGGTCATGCTGCTCACAGATGGACTGGCACTGCTCAGGGGTCAGCATGTGGGACTCTCTCAGAAGGGCAGGCCGGAGGACCGGATACGCCTGGCCCGGCTGGATTGGATGAGGTCATCGATCCGAGTACGGCCCGATTGTATCGCATGAGTACGCCAAGAGGACGGAATATCTCTTAGGCAGCGGAATGCTAACGCCATGGCTATGGCGCTGTCATCATATGCGCCCCTTGGAGCCTCTGGCGCTACCTTACCCGGTGGGATGGTCAGGCTGCGCAGCTCCATCCAAGACACGCGGTCCATGACCTTGACGACCTGCAGGGACTCCCTCAGGGTATCGAAGGCCTCCAGCTTGCTCTGGAGTGTGGTCACCCAAGGCCTGCCCTGTGGGTTGCGCCACTGGTGACGATAGCCACAGTGGGTGACTTCCAAGAGGAACGCGTGCCCGTGGTTGTTCGACTCAGCCAGCATGAGCGCCTGGTTGTACCTGGTGCCCACCTGGATGGCTCGGTGTGCCCAGGCTGCTGGGGTGACCTTGTTGTTGCGCTCAGTGTAGACCGGCTGCATGGTGCTGACGGAGATGACGCATAGCGCAGAGTAGTCGCCACCCACCCCGCCGCCTATGTCGACGCCCATGACATAGCGGTCATGCGGGTGAGGTGCCTCAATCTCCCGCCCATGCCTACTGCCATGCAGCTCATGCTCAATAACGTGGATGTCTTGCAGGACCTCTTCACCGTAGTACCCGCCCTCTCTGCCAAGGAAGCAGTCGTCCAAGTGGGCCGGGTACTCACGGCGGAACTTGTATGGCCCGAGTGTTGCCATGTAGCGCCTGCGCCATGACAGCTGCCCATCGGTCAGGCTGTAGGCCTGGGCGAGCTCCACCTCTTCCTCTGTCCGCTCAAAGTCAGCGTCAACCGGGTCTGTGTAGCGTGGCTCCTCCCACCACCAGTGCGAGAGCAAGTGCCAGCCGTTTTCTGGTGCGCCTGCGATGAGCTCACTGAACCGGTCCCCTGGATTATTGGCGGTGCTCTCAATCATCAGCAGGCCATCACCCACAGCAGACAGCGCCTGCGCAAGCAGCTCCTCCTGGTCAAGTGCGAAGGCAAACTCTGACAGCAGCACAGCCTTGGGGGAGAAGCTGCGCAGGCCTGTACCGCTTCGGCTGGTGAACGCTTTGAGTGTGGCCCCGGTGTCAGCCAGGCGCAGCTCACCCCTGGCCCTGGTGTCCAGCTTGCGCTGCAGGATGGATGGGGGGTGGTACATCCAGCGCCTGTTGTCGTCCAGCAGTGCCGTGGCTGACTCTGCCCGCAGTGACACCAGGGCGAACAGTGCCGCTGTCGGAGTGGCCATCCACTGCTGATGCAGGACCATCTTGCAGGCCGTGGTTGCGGCTACCTGGCGGGCCTTGATGACCAGAATGCGCTTATGCCCGCGCTTGACCGCATTGAATATCTTGACCTGCATAGGCAGGGGCTCAAAAGGTATGGCGCGCTTGCTTTCCTTGTCCTGTACTTGGTGCAGACGGCAGAAGGCAGCAGGGTCACCCACCAGGCCGCTGACCCTGGGGTGCAGCTCGGTGGGAATGCTCGGTGGGATGTATACGCTCACTCTTCACCCCTGAACAGTCCCATCTGCACTGAAGGCTTCCAGGCAGGGGGATGGCTCAATGTTAGCCATTCAGCCTGCTGTTTGCTGAACGTCCTTTTTTGCCCCTTTCTTTCTCCGTCAATGCGTACAGCATGCCACCCCTGCGCCGTTAGCTCAGGGATGGGCTCAGCCTCAGATATGCAGACCTGCGCCCCTGCTGCCTGCCAGCGCTCTGCCAGCTGGATGACCTCAGGCCTTCCAAGGTCATGCTGGTAGCCTGTCGTGTTGAGGTAGGGCGGGTCCATGTAGGCCACAGTGCCAGCCGGAAGCTGGGGAGGGTCTACCTTTCGGGCGTCGTCGGTGATGGTGGCGGGTAGGGTGGGAAGAGGGGCGAAAAGTCGCGGAAGCATTTCGGTAACCGGTGCAACCGAACCAAATCCGCCGCCGCTATTACGGCCCTGCGGGCGGCCGATACCAGCGTCGACGCCGCGATATTGAAACGACCCTTGATGCACAAACGCCCACCGCGCAACCTCTCGCGGGTCGACAGGCGGGCACACCGCGGGCCCTTCCGCGCGTAGCCGCTCCCACAGCGCCCGAGGGTCCTCGTCCTTCCACACCCTGATGATGTCTGCAGCAGCAGTGGCCAGCTCCTTCGAGCGGTAGGCTTCGAGCAGCAGCCTGACCCCTGCGTCTGGCTCGCACCACAGATAGCGCGCTGCCCGCCCGCCTGGCCTCAGCCCAAGCACCCTGAGGATGGTGTCTGCGTAGCCGGTCTTGGCGCCCATCCTGCTGACAGGTGGCCTGGCTCTTGGGTGATGCAGGCGCAGGGATAGGGCAGCAGTGCCCGCGCACAGCTCTATGAATAGTGGTGTCATGGTGTCCTCTCACCGACACTGTAGCACTGTCCCACACTTGTCCCACAATGTCCTACAGCCTCACCACTTGTCCACGAGCTGCAGCACGTTGCGCAGCTCCTCTACTGCTGGGGTGTCCGCTGCTGCTTCTGCCCTGGCTGCTGCTGCCTCCTTGCTCCACTCCAGCACGCGCCAAGCCGTATCCATCTGGGCTTTGTTCGGGCTGTTGGTTCCCTGGAGGGTCTGCTCAATGCAGCTGATGGCCTCCGGTGCGAGCCTGGCCACAGCCCCAAGCAGCTGCTCCTGTGTCATAGTTTGGTAATTCACATTTCACCTCTGTCGTTTGTGGTCTGGTTGACGTGTCAATCCCCCCCCTCTCTACGATAGCCGCTATCAGTATGTTCTGAAGGATTGAGGGGGGTATAGGCCAAAACGTACTTGCAAGTTTATACACTGTATTTTTCGTAAGTAGCTTTTTTACTAACACCCCCCCCACCTACCATATCACCGATGAGTAGGGGATGGTAGAGAGGGGGGGACTGGACGCGTCAAGGGCTATAGCCTGTGACTGAACTATGACATTTCTCTTGGGTGGTACCATTGGTACACGTGGTACACTGTGTCCCGTGTGGACCAAATGTACCACAACCAAGGAGCACCATGACAGGCCAGCACATCCCCCGAACCGCCGCAAACTACAGCCAATATGACACCCACGGCAATTACATGGACGGCGTAATCATTGCCCCTGTTCACGTCATGGGGGCCAATGTCCGCACCAGTGACGGCCGCTGGGCAAACTGCCACCCACCCAACCGCACCAACCTGCAAGGGGCGTATGGCATCAGATGGTGGGTCACTGGTGAAAAGGCTGAACGCTTTGAGGCCATCTACCAAGATGACCTTGCCTTCTGGGGTGAGTGACATGACTACCCTCGAAGACGCAGCAAGCGCCATCCTCATCTTCTCTCTTCTCTTTCTCGTGATGAGCCTGTAGGAGCTACCCATGGACATGAACCACTATTGCGAACACGGACGAACCCACGCAGAGGAGATGGTGCACCAGCTGCAGAAGCTGGAGCAGTACCACGCCAAGCTGATGGTGGAGATGCGTGACCTGAGTCCTGCGGCTTTGTATGCCCGACTGGAGCGCACCCACCAGGTGGTGCAGTACACCTGTGGCGAGGTGGCGCACGTTGCCATCCAGCTGGAGAAGGGGGAAGGCACAGATGTCTGAAGACCTCAGCAACTTCCGCCCCCGTCTCACCATGCGCCTGACGCGTGACCTCAGAGCAGCTGCTGCCCTCGCTGGCCTCACAGTGCCCGAGTATCTGTCGCAGGTAGTCAGCCCCATGGTGGCCACAGACCTACAGGCACGCATTGAACGCCAGCAGCTGCAGCGCATGTCAGGGGCTGACTGATGGCGCTGGGTTCGCTGTCTGCCTCATGCATCACCCTGCTTGACGCACTTGTGTGCGACCATGGCAGCGCGCGCGTGATGGCATGGCATGTCTCGTCATCTGTGATGATGAGAGAGAAGACTGCCCGCCGGAGCTGGGCGCGCTTGCATGAGCTCAAACTTGTCCAGATAGACAGGCCACACCTTCACCGAAAGCTGGTGCAAGCCACCGAGCTCGGCAAGGCCTTCATCGATGCGCAGTACCGAGAGACTGCATGATTACCGCTGGGGGCTGCCATTCACATCATTCACAAATCGGCACAGTTGGCGGTGGCCCCCAGCACCCTTCTGAGAGGACAGACATGAACGCACAGCATCCAGACACCCGCGTGAGAGCAGTGTGGCCCACCCCACCAGAGGGCTGCTGCTATGTCGAGCAGACCCTAAAGGGTGGCGATTACATCAGCACCGGGTACTTCCATCGTGGGGCAGTGGACAACAAGGGCAGAGGCCGCTCAGTCGAAAACTGCAGGGGCGTCACCAGCCTATTCTTTGACCTTGACCTGCTTGGCCTGGTGGACGCTGCCCGACTTGCGCGGGGTCAAGTGCTGCCCGACAA